ATAGAAATATATGGAAAAAATCATCAAAACCTTGTGGTGTTTTTGAGATGTTTCATCATAAGATATTTGGGGATATGATAGGAACAATGGATACTGGTAATGGAGCTCCCCACTCGGTCATTCATGCTGATAGTTATGAAATTAAAAATAAACAAATCACTATTAAACTAAATGGTAAAAGTATGACTACATCTTTAGTAGGCACTAGAGAAGTAGAAACTGGTGCTGGTAAAGAAGAAAGACCTATAATTAATTTAGATATTAAATTTGATGATAAGATGTATTACTCTTATCCTTTTACTATAGATTACAGAGAAAACAAATCAACACTTTTAATAAATAGAATCTTTTTAAATGATTTAAATGTGATGGTTAATCCAAACAAAAGTTATATATTAACAGAAAAACCAGAGGACAAAAATGATAATTGATGCACTAAGAAAAAAATATGAGGCAGAAATTGCTTCTGCTAAAGCTAACATAGATGTTTATAATAGAAACCCTGCTGGTATTGGTGAACACCCAGACCTAGTTCAAGCAGTTGATACAGAGGTGGTTAAACTTGCCGATGCCGAAGATAAGTTAAACACATTGAATAAACACTATGGTAATCAACCAGATTTATTAACATAAAAACATTGACAAAACTTGTTTAAAGCGAGTATAATTATATCATGCAATTTTATACTAATGTAACGCCTTGGGGTAATACCTTGCTTGTCAGGGAATATGTGAATGGTGAAAGACTTAATCGTAAAGTCAAGTATTCGCCTACCCTATTCTGTAAAGTTATCAAAGAAACTAATTATAAAACTCTTGATGGTCAGTATGTAACGCCTATAAAACATGATACAATCAAAGAGGCAAAAGAGTGGTTAAAGTCTTATGAAGACCAACCACATTTAGTTTATGGTAATACTTTATTTCAGTATAATTATATTGCAGATGAATATCCTAACTATGTGAAGTGGGATATTGATAAGATTCTTGTGGTAACTATTGATATAGAAGTTGCGTGTGAGAATGGTTTTCCAAATCCAGAGGAGGCAATAGAACCATTATTATCAATCACAATTAAAAATCATCAAAACAAACAAATCATAGTTTGGGGTACAGGTGAATATAAGAATACAAGAGATGATGTAACTTATGTAAAATGTGATACTGAGAAAATGTTAATACAAGAGTTTCTAACTTTCTGGGAAAAGAATCAACCAGATGTAATTACAGGCTGGAACACAGAGTTTTTTGATATACCATATCTTTGTAATCGTATTAAAAACTTATATGAACCAAAAGAAATCAATAGACTTTCGCCTTGGGGTAATGTATCAGATAGACAAGTTTATAAGATGGGTAGACAACAACAAGTCTATGACATACTTGGTGTATCACATTTAGATTTTTATGACTTGTATAGAAAATTCACCTATACTAGTCGTGAGAGTTATAGACTAGACCATATCGCTCATATTGAGTTGGGTGAGAGTAAAGATGATAATCCATACGAAACATTTAGAGAATGGTATCTAAAAGACTTTCAATCGTTTATTGATTATAATATACAAGATGTGGAGATTGTTGATAGACTAGAAGATAAAATGAGATTGATTGAGTTGTGTCTAACTATGGCATATGATGCTAAAGTTAATTATATGGATGTATTAGGTTCTGTAAAATATTGGGATATACTTATCTACAACGAACTAAGAAAAAAGAATATCGTTATACCACAAAAGATTCAAAGAGAAAAGAGTGAAAAGTTTGAAGGTGCATATGTCAAAGACCCAATCGTAGGATTACATAAGTGGGTGATGTCTTTTGATTTGAACTCTTTGTATCCACACTTAATTATGCAATATAATATATCACCAGAAACATTAGTTGCAGATGAAAAAGTTAAAAACATGTCAGTTGAGAAACTATTAAATAAAGAAGTGGACACATCAATATTAAAAGATGCAACAATGACACCGAATGGTGCTTTATTTAAAACAACACAAAAAGGTTTCTTACCAGAACTCATGCAGAAGATGTATGATGACAGAGTAAAGTTTAAACAATTAATGATTGAGGCACAAAAAGATTATGAAAAAACAAAAGACCCAAAACTACAAAAGACTATCGCTAAGTTCAATAATATTCAAATGGCTAAAAAGATTTCACTCAATAGTGCATATGGTGCTATCGGCAATGTGTGGTTTAGGTATTACAATCTTTTGGTTGCCGAGGCGATTACTACAAGTGGTCAACTTGCTATTCGCTATATTGAGCACACTCTTAATCAGTATCTTAATAAAATACTTAATACCAGAGGAGAGGACTACATTATTGCGAGCGATACGGATTCGGTATATATCACATTTGATAATTTGGTTAGCAAGGTCTTCGTATCAGACACAGACGACAATAAAATCGTTGAGTTTCTTGACAGAGTTGCCAAAGAGAAGCTTGAACCTTTTATTGATAAAAGTTATCAAGACCTCGCTGAATATGTAAATGCATATGAACAAAAGATGCAGATGAAAAGAGAAGTGATTGCAGACAAAGGTATTTGGGTTGCAAAGAAAAGATATATTTTAAATGCACATGATGTTGAAGGTGTTCGTTATAAAGAACCTAAATTAAAAATTATGGGTGTTGAGGCAGTTAAGTCATCTACACCAGCTGCTTGTCGTGAAAAGATTAAAGAAGCATTAACTATTATCATGACTAAAGATAATCAAGAGTTAAATAGTTTCATACAAGATTTTAGAAAAGACTTTATGGATTTGAAACCAGAGTTGATTGCATATCCTCGTTCTGTAAATGGACTAAATAAATGGACAGAATCACACAATCTATTTAAGAAAGGAGCGCCGATACATTGTAAAGGTGCAATACTATACAATCATCTTGTGCGAGATAAAAAATTACAAAACAAATATCCATTCATACAAGAAGGTGATAAGATTAAGTTCTTACATATGAAAACACCAAATGTCTATCAATCAACTTCTATATCATTTATGACTAAGTTGCCTAATGAATTAAAGTTACATAATTTTATTGATTATGATATGCAGTTTGAAAAGTCTTTTGTAGAACCTTTAAAATTTATTACTGATATTATAAGATGGCAGATTGATAGTAGTTATGGAACACAAGGAACACTAGAGGGATTTTTCTAATGGCAGGAAAAGGAGATAAAAGAAGACCGAGAGAAGTTGATGAAAAGACTTTTGAAGATAATTGGGATAGGATATTCAAAAAGAAAAAAGAAAATCCATTTCCATTTACTGATTCAAAACCAAACGAAAATATGTTTGATGATTTAAATTTAAAAAATACTAGGGAAACAGGAGATAATAATGAATGACTTTTTAAAAGATGTGATTAAGGAAACAGGAAATGAATATGCCGCTGTCGTTTCAGAGGGTGTAGAAGCTGGAGATGTAGAAAATTTTATTGATACAGGTTCTTACATATTCAATGGACTGATTTCTGGTTCAATGTATGGTGGACTTCCACAAAATAAAATTACTGCATTGGCAGGAGAAAGTGCAACAGGAAAAACTTTCTTTCTTATGGGAATGGTTAAAAACTTCTTAGACCAAAATCCAAATGCTGGTGTTGTTTACTTTGAATCAGAAAGTGCGATAACAAAACAAATGGTTATTGATAGAGGAATAGATGCAGAAAGAATGGTGATACTTCCTGTAACAACTGTACAAGAGTTTAGACATCAAGCACTAAAAGTATTAGATAGATACATGCAACAAGATGTAGATATACGAAGACCATTGTTTATATGTTTAGATTCACTTGGCATGTTATCAACTACAAAAGAAGTAGAGGATACAGAGGCAGGAAAAGAAACTAGAGATATGACTAGAGCACAAATACTAAAAGCTGCATTTAGAGTTTTAACTTTGAAACTTGGAAAAGCAAAAGTGCCAATGGTAGTAACAAACCATACTTATGATGTTGTCGGTTCTATGTTCCCAACAAAAGAAATGGGTGGTGGTTCTGGATTAAAATATGCTGCTTCAAGTATCATCTATCTATCAAAGAAAAAATTTAAAGAAGGTACAGAAGTTGTTGGTAATATCATTCATTGTAAAAATCATAAATCAAGATTGACTATGGAAAACAAAATGGTTGATGTGTTATTAACTTATGACAAAGGACTTGATAAGTATTATGGATTACTTGAATTAGCAGTTGCACATGGAATATTTAAACAAGTATCAACTCGTATTGAATTACCAGATGGAACTAAACAGTATGGTAAAACAATTAACAATGACCCAGAAAAATACTTTACAGAAGATGTAATGAAACAATTAGAAGAAGCTGTAAAGAAAGAGTTTATGTATGGCAACGATAGTCAATAATTGTTGTACACCATTATTTTTAGATTTCATTAAACATCAAGTTACGAAATCTACTAAGTGGAATTTTAATTATCCAATGGGTAAACCATTTGAAGATAAACATGCAAAGATTGATGTCATACAAGGCACAACTATACATGATGATTTTTTGGCTGGTGTATCTATGAGTTTGTTAATGATGATTCATGAGAAAGCAAAACAAAGTAATGTTGATGTTCCCCTAGACCTTTTGTTTTGTGGTATCTCTATGAAAGATAAACATAGAGAAGATAATCTGCATACAGACCATGAAAAAGATGAACTGCAAGATACACCAATCATAAAAGTATTAGGAATACTAAACTCAGATTGGAATCATATATCTGATGGTGGTGGATTTGAACATGGAAATAACATTTATAAATTAGAGGCTGGCGACTTTATAGTTTTTGACCCCAGAGTACCACACAAAGCAGAGGATATTATGACAGACAAAAAAAGAATAGCAATAGATTGGACAATAAGAAATGGATAATTTAATTAAAACATATGATGATATACTTGATAGTCAAACTTGCAAAAATGTCATAGATAAATTTGAACAGTTTGAACACCAACAAGAATCATTTGATGTTAGAGGTATGGTGTTTACACAACTAAACATGGCGAAACAACCTCAAATATGGAGTAAAGAGATAGAACAATTTACAGAAGTTTTTCAAAATGGATTTACGACTTATCTAACAGATACAGGTGTTACCCCACAACAAATGCCAACGAATTACATATGGGAGCCTATTCGTTTGAAAAGATATATGCCAAACGACCATGATGAATTTAAACCACATGTAGATGTAAATTCAAAACCAACATCTACTAGGTTTTTAGTTTTCTTTATTTATCTTTCAGATAATGAAGAAGGTAAAACTACTTTTCCACAACTAGACAAATATGCTGAATGTAAGAAAGGTAGTATGTTAGTATTTCCACCAATGTGGCCTTGGTTACATGCTGGAACAAAACCAATAAATGAACCAAAATATATAATGCAAACTTATTTACACTATGTCTAATATTAAAGAATCATATGTATATGTAGAAAGTAAAACACAAGACCAAACTTGTATCGGTATCAAGGGTGGTAAGTTTGCTGGTGTCATTTATAAATATGGAAATGTTTCTTTAGGTGAAGAAACAAAAGATGGTAACATGCCATTTAAATTTGAATTTGATATTATAGATAATAATGCTGTACCAAAAGAAGACTTTGGAGATGATTTTATAAATCTCATAGGTGATATTTTGGTAGATATAATTGAGGAGCAATATGCAGAACCAGACAATAGAAAGGACAACTCTAACTAATCTTCTAAACAATGAAGAATATTCTAGAAAGGTTTTACCATTTATAAAACCAGAATACTTTGATGTAAAAGAAGAAAGAATAATCTTTGACGAGATACAAAAGTTTGTAGACAAGTATAATAAGATACCAACTCAAACATCGCTAGAGATTGAAGTTAGCACAAGAAAAGATTTAAACGATACTGAACACAAAAAGATTGTAGAGATAATTAAAACTCTTAACAAAGAAGTTATAGACTTTGATTGGTTAGTAGATACTACAGAAAAGTTTGTCAAAGACAAAGCAATCTATAATGCAATCGTTGAGGGTGTTGGTATCATAGATGGTAAATCTAAAGATAAGACACCAGAGGCAATCCCACACATTTTAACAGAAGCACTTGCAGTATCTTTTGATAACTCTGTCGGTCATGATTATCTAGAAGACCACGAATCTAGATTTGATTATTATCATCACAAAGAAGAAAGGATACCATTTGATTTAGAGTTCTTTAATAAGATTACAAAAGGTGGACTTCCACCTAAGACTTTGAATATTGCACTTGCTGGAACAGGTGTTGGTAAATCATTGTTCATGTGTCATCAAGCTGCAAACTGTTTATCACAAGGAAAGAATGTATTGTATATTTCGTTAGAGATGGCAGAAGAAAGAATCGCAGAAAGAATAGATGCAAATATGATGAATATTAGTATTCCAGATTTACATGAGTTACCTAAGAAGATGTTTGATGATAAGATTAGTAAGTTACAAAAGAAGGCAAAAGGTAAACTTATCATCAAAGAATATCCTACTGCATCTGCTCATAGTGGACATTTCAGAGGATTATTAAAAGAACTTGCCATCAAGAAATCTTTCAAACCAGATATCATCTTTATTGATTATCTAAACATTTGTGCATCTAGTAGATTCAGAGCAGGAAGTAATATGAACTCTTATACTATTATCAAGTCTAT